CCTATTCCGTGAAGGTGGGCTGCCCAGGCGAGACCAGCGTGGAGTTGTTTACCCTGCAGCATCTGCAGGAGATCTGCCACCCCTATGTGGAAGGTTGCCGCCTGGCGCTGGAGTACCTGCAGGACAGCGAGGCCACCATTTCCGACCTGTCCCTGGTGCTGGCCGCGCTGCTGCGCCTGCGTGACAGCCCGGTGCAAGCCGGACTGGAGGCCAAGCTGCTGGGCAACCTGCTGGCCCGGATCCACGGCGACGGCGGGCACCACGTGCTCGAGCATGGGCTGGAACAGGCCGTGACCGATGCGGAAGACATGGTGGCCACGTGGCAAAACCTGGTTACCGCCGTCAGGGGCGATCTGGGCATGGCGGAATTCCTACCTGAAGCGGAGCGGAACGCCCTGGAGAAGATGTACCAGGCCATGGCCCGCAAGCTGTACGCCAAGCACCGCGAGGGCACGGCCGGCTTCGAAACGGCCACGGCTGAGTACCTTTCCAACCTGCTGCGCCGGCACGTGGACAAGGGCGACCCGGTGGACGTGGCCAATTTCTGCGCTTTCCTGCTGTTCAACGGGGACCGGATCGAGCCACAACGCGTATCCATGGCCATGGGTGCCCACTCCTTCTCACCTTCGACACCCCCGCCAAAGCGCCCGGTGGAAAGTGAATCTGTGGCGGTTCCGTCCGATTTGCTGCAGCGCCAACCGCCCAAGGGCTGGGGTGTGTACCGCGTGCCCAACAGCACCGACATCCTGATCTCCAAGCCCAACGGATACGGCGTGTGCGTGGCCCCTGACAGCGACGCGCTGCTCTACGAGCTGGCCAGCGCCATGCTGCCGCCGGAGCCTGCCCTGTGAGGCCTCGGCTGCACGAGTGCGCGGTGCCGCACTGCGACCGGCAGATACCCCGCCACCTGCTGATGTGCATGGACCACTGGCGCATGGTGCCGGCGCCGCTTCGCCGCGATGTCACGGCCGCCTGGCGCCACGCCGCCAGCCTGGCCAAGCACCAGGGCCGGCCTGATATGCACGCACAGCGGGCGCACCGCCATCTGGCCGAGCAGGCCGTGGCCGCGGTGACGGGCAAGACCGAGGAGAAGCAGGCGCGCCATGCCGCCGCTGGTGACCTTTTTGAACACAACAAAGAAACTCATGGCAACACAACAACGAGCCGGCGCACCGAAGAATGACCAGGCTGCCGAGCTGAACAAGCAGATTGACTGCGAGGACCTGGCCGATCGGCTGGGCCTGAAGCGGCCGGGTGGCAAGGGCAACTTTCACAGCCCGCACCACGAGGACAAGACCCCCAGCGTCTCGGTCTACCGGGGCCAGGATGGCACGAGCCGCTGGAAGGACTTCAGCCACGACGGCGTGGGTGGCGGCGCCATCGACATGGTGATGTGGGCGCGCGGCCTGGAGTTCGTGGACGCGCTCAAGGAGCTGGCCGGCATGTACGGCGTGGCCCTCAAGCGCCCCCAGGGCGCCACCCCCACACCCCCGGCCGAGCAGACCCTGGCCGAATTCATCGCCGAGAAGTGCCTGAAAGACGCCGCCGGCGACGGCCGCGTGCAGGTGCTGAACTACCTGGAAGGCCGGGGCATAGCGCGCGGGGTGATCGAGCACGCGCTGAAGCGTCGCACCCTGGGGCTGAACACCTACACCGGCGACACGGTGAAGGCAGGCAAGCAGCCCAAGAAGCCAGGCGAGATCGGCTACGGTGGGCCGGGCGTAGCGTTCATCGTGCGGGCGCAGCAGACAGGCCAGGCCATTGCAGTGGACATGCGCTACATCGACGCCGAGCTCAACGGCGGGGTGAAGACGCAGAGCCAGGGCGAGAAGGTGGGCTTTCCCTGGACGAGCGACTGGCGGCGCGTGGAGAACGCGCGCAAGGTGTTCATCGTGGAAAGCTCGATCAACGCGCTGAGCATCGAGACCTGCCAGATCCCGGGCACGGCGGCCGTGGCGCTGCGCGGTACCGGCAATGTGGACACGATCGACTGGTCGTTCCTGCGCGGCAAGCAGGTGGTGGCCTGCCTGGACAACGACAAGCCCCAGGACGACGGCTACTGCCCCGGCCTGAAGGCGGCCTGGCGCCTGCACGAGGTGCTGACGGGCTTGGACGTAAGCTGCCTGCTGGTGGACCAGAGCGACTGGTTTGAAGACGTCGAGAAGCGGGAAAACCCGATCAACGACATCAACGACTACCTGAAGTTCCACGGGCCAGACGCCACCGACAAGGCCCTGGCCAAGCTGGAGCCCTGGATGATCCCGGGCATGAGCGGCGACGACAAGCGCCTGGGCCGCCCCCGGCTCTTCCTGCCCAGCCACGACTACCACGCCTACTGGAAATACCGGGTGCAGCCCGACTTCACCAAGGTGGTGGGCAAGATCACCAAGTCCGAAGACGGCGCCGAGAAGCTGGACTTCAACGATGTGGCCGGCTTTCGCATTGCGGCCGTGAGCCGGGTGCAGATCGCCAGCCCGCAAAGCACCATGACGGGCGACGTGGACCACAGCCCGCACACGGTTTTTGCCATCAGCGTGCAGGTGCCGCGCCACACCGAGCTGCAGCGCCGGGTGGTGGACGACGAGAAGCTGCACAACCTGGACGTGTGGAAGAAGCTGGGCCCGGTGTACGCCCCCACGCCCTTTGCCCGCATGGTGAACATCTGGGAGCGGGCCGCCGGCATTGGGGCGCGCGAGGCGATCAACTTTGTGGGTCTGGCCTGGCGCGACGGCCGCCCCGTGGTGAACGAGGGGCCGGACTGCTTTTTCTCGGATCCCCGGCAGCAATGCCCCTACCACGAGCTGATGTTTCCCAGCGGCACCATTGGCCAGGGCCTGGAGGTGCTGGCGCAGTTCCAGGCAACCTTCAAGGACAACGCGGCCATGGTTCCCCTGGTGTGGGGCCTGGGCGCGCACCTGAAGGCCTTCCTGGGTTTCTGGCCGCACTTTGTGATGCAGGCAGAGAAGGCCACGGGCAATTGCGATGGTGATGAAGTCACGCCAGAGCCTGCAGACCGAGTTCCGCCAGCTCACGTCCATCAGCTACACCAGCCACCCGGTGGGCTGGGGCGAGATGTCAACGAACAAGCAGGAGATCATCAACAAGGCCATCTCCAACCTGCAGGAGAGCTACCAGTACGAGCACACCCAACGCGGCGCCGAGCTGACCGACTTTCTGCTCTGCGCCCCTGTGCTGCTGGCCGGCGAAGACGTGCCGGTGGACAGCCTGGTGGGCAAGCTGGTGCGCTCTGAGCTCACCAAGGCCCGCCGCGGCCCGCTGATCCCCGAGGATCTGCCGGTGTTCCCGGTGCGCCAATGGCTGCAATTCCTGGCCAGGCAGGACAAGGCCAAGGTGCAGGAGCTGCACAAACAGATGGTGCAGGACCTGTTTGAGAACTGCATCGCCAGCACCACCGACACCGGCGCCGAGCGCATGGTGAACAACTACGCCGCCCTGGCGGCCGCCTGGCACCTGGTTTGCGAGTTCGTCGACCAGCCGGCCCACACGGGCGGCTTCATCGGCGACCTGACGGCCGAGATGAACAAGCACATCCAGGAGAGCGTGAGCGACCGCCAGCCCTGGGCCTGGGTGCTGGAAAAGCTGCTCAGCGAGATCGCCAGCGGCGGCTTCCGCCACCCCTTCAAGTTCGACCAGGAAGACCAGGTGGAGGTGCTCTGCGTGCGCACGGGCCACGTCATGGACCACATGCGCCAGACCAACTACCTGCGCGAGTTCTGGGACGGCCTGCCTGTCAAGAGCGACCGCGTGTTCAAGAAGCAGCTGGCGGCCGCCGGCGTGCTGCTGACAGACGCGAACAACGAACCGGTGACCGTGGAGCGCACCGTGAAAGGCCAGCGCGTGGCCCACATGGTGGCCATCAGCCTGCCGGCGATGCGGCAGTACGGGCTGCATGCGGTGGTGCCGGTGGAGAAGGTGGGGTTTCATCATGACCATGAGTAAGCCCCTGGGGCCCCTGCAGGTCTACCAGCGCCGCCAGGCGTACCCCGTTCACCGCGTAGCGGCTGGCCAAGACATCAGCATGCGCTGCGCCCTGTTGGCCCCTCACCCCCCGTACCCCCCGATCACAAAGCTCCCGCAACCGGCGGGGACGACCGGAAGGCCGGGGGGGCGCTCGATAGGTTTTTGCGATAAAGGAAGACGGTGGCAGTCGCTGCAACCCGTGGATTGGGCTGCTCGTAACCTTGTAACGCCAGATTCTCCCAAGGCGATCGGCCAGTTCGCAACTTTTGGAATTCCACAGGTTGACGACTTTATTCCACACATTGCTGCGTTTCTTCCACATATCGGTTTTTGCCGATTCGTGCCGTTTCTCTCTCTCTTTCTTTCTTTTAAGAGGAGAGAGAGAGAGGAAGAGAGGGGGAAAGCGAGAAAAGGCCAATCCACAGGTTGGAAGGGGTGCTTAAAAAAGCATCCACGGGTTTTTGCCCCGATCCACGGGTTTTCCGTGGATGCTTTTTTGAGCGAAACCCAATGCTGGCGCGGGTTTACGGGCGATCTGGCCGCCATCCACGCATCCACAGGTAGAAATGCCCCTACCCCCCCTGGAAGGGTCTGTTCATGACCGAAAAGCACTGGACCGACGACCAGGCGATCGACGCCTGGCTGGAATACATGGCCACCGCGCGTGGCCGCAGCCCGCGCACCATCGAAGCCTACCGCCTGGCGCTCGAGCGGCTGAAAGAGTTCCTCCAGCTCGATGGTGTGAGCGTGATCGACGCCACGCCCAACGAGCTGGAGACCTTCTGCGGCCTGTGGCTGCACAAAAAGGGTGTGGTGGCCAGATCTCGCAAGCCCTACATCAGCGCGGTGAAGGGCTTCTACGCCTGGCTGCGTTCCAAGGACATCGTGAAAGCCAACGCTGGCCAGGACCTGGCGCATCCCATCACGGGCAAGCCGCTGCCCAGGGTGATCAGCCTGGCCAACGCTGAGCGCCTGATGTGGGCGCCAGATCTGAGCACCTTCATCGGGATCCGCGACGCGTCCATCCTGAGCCTGTTGATCGGCTGCGGCCTGCGCGTATCGGGCTTGACCAGCCTGAACGAGGGCAACCTGAAGACCATGGAGCTCGACGGCCAGGTGCGCATGGTGCTGCGCGTCACCGAGAAGGGCAACAAGGAGCGCATGATGCCCGTGCCCAAAGAGGCCGAGATGCTGCTGCGCGTGTACCTGGGCCATGAGGAGCTGCAGGCGATCGACCGCGACACAGTGGACCGCCGCAACCAGGCCGACAAGGTGCTTTTCGTATCGGTGCGCAGCACGCTGTACGACGAGGCAGAGCACCGCGGCGAGAACCGCCGGCTCACGCCCAAGGCCATTCACGATCTGATCCAGCGCTACGGCAAGAAGCTGGAGATCCCCAAGGACGAGCTGCACCCCCATGCCATGCGACACCTCTTCGGCACCGAGCTGACCGAGGAGGAGGTTCCCACGGCCGCTGTGCAGGAGTTGATGGGGCATGCAGACATCAAGTCCACCGCCCTCTACATCCACCTGGCCATGCGCCGCAAGACAGCCACCGTGGACAAGCACGGTCCCCTGGGCAGGATGAACACGCCAGTCGGCGACCTGCTCAAGCGCCTCCCCCGCTAACCCCCCCCCATACCTTCAAGTTCGAGAGACGTCGATCCATGCCCGAAGCCACCACACAGTTACGCAAACCCTATTCCCCCACCATGCAGGAAGAAGAGACAAGGGTGGAGAGAGGTGGAATCGCACCGCTCCGCAACTCTGTTACAAAGCAGGCTAACTCGCAGGCCCCCTTGCGCCTGGTCACTTCGTGGTCTATCAAACTGCGAAGTGCACAGGGCATGGCTCAGAGGGAAGGCAGGGCCGATGCATGAGCCAAAAGCGAAGTGCCAGACCTGCACGCGTGTGGGTGCAGCATGAGCTGCTGCCCCTGACCCCTGCCACCCGCCTGCCTGCCCAGGGGGTGGGGGCTCGGCAGGCCCGCCCAGGCCCCGGCCCAGGGTGGGGTGGGTACCTGGATGAACGCACCTCTCCAGAAGTTGCCCAAGGGGCTCGAAAAAATTTCGCGCAACTCGCGCTCTCGGGTGCTGGCCGGCCCGACCAGCTGCGCGAGACCCAGCTGCTCTTCGAGCTGGACGCCATGGGCCTGTCGAGCACCATGCTGCTGGTGGCCGCCGCCATCGGCTTCGACAACTTCATGGCCATGTGGCAGATCCTGGACAGCTCGCCCGATGCGCTGAGCGACAGCGAGTCGGCCATCCATGTGCGGCTGCCGCGACTGCAGGCCTACCGGCGCTACCAGCGCAACCGGTTCGTCGAGGCGCTGGCCACGGCCGGCTGGACGCAGCCGGAGATCCGCGAAAAGGTCAAGGCGGAACTGGGTGAAGAACTGAGCCAGCGTCACATGCGCCGATTGATGCAATCCCATAGAGTGCGCGGATGAAGCGGGCGGTGATCTATGCACGGGTGAGCACGCAGCGCCAGGCTGATGATGGGGTGTCGATGGACAGCCAGATCGAGCAGTGCCACGTGAAGGCCGCGGCCCTGGGCGTGGTGGTCGACCAGGTGTTCCGGGACGATGGGGTGAGCGGGCGAACCGATAACCGGTCTGGCTTCCAGTCGGCACTGGCCTACTGCGCAGCCAACCAGGTCAGCCACTTCATATGCTGGAGCACGTCGCGCTTCGGGCGCAACCTGCAGGAGGCGCTGAAGAACGTCAACCAGCTGCGGGAATGGGGCACCAAGCCGGCCTACGTGCACCAGGACATCGACCTGGACACGGACCAGGGGTGGATGCTGGCGGTGGTGACCGGCATGATGGACGAGATGCATTCCCGCAACGTGGCCAAGGACACGCTGCGATCCATGATCTCGGCATCACGCGACGGCTACTGGGTGGGCGGCACGGCGCCCTTCGGCTACCAGGCGGTGAAGATCGGCAAGCGCAGCAAGCTGGTGCCGCACGAGAGCAATGCCGACATCGTGCGCATGATGTTCCGGCTGGTGCTGGAAGAACGGATGGGCGCGCAGGCCATCGCGCTGCGGCTCAATGCAGACGGAATGCTCAGGAACGGCAAGGTGTGGGGGAAAACCTCGGTTACCTTCGTTTTGAAGAACAAGAGCTACATGGGCGTGCGACTGTTCAACCAGG